ATATTATATAATTTAACAATGTCTAGGATCATGTCCTAGACTTTTTTTATCTTTAAGCGGTCATAGTTAAATCATAGGGTTATTTTGGGTAAAAAGTCTAGCTTTTGGTTAGACTTTTTTTTGTTATAACTTTGAATCGAATAATCAATTTATTTCGATGGCAGGAAAAGGCGGAGCAACACCAGGAGCAGGGCGAAAACCAAAAGCTGATGAGATAGCGGTCATTGAGCAAATGGATGCTGTGGCTGTACCTGAGAAAGCGTGGAGGGCGTTGTGGGGCAAATGTCAGGAAGGTGACACGCAAGCAATCAAGACTTGGTTGAACTATCGGTTTGGAATGCCAAAGCAACAGGTTGATGTGACAAGTGGAGGGGATAAGATAACACCTCCGATCACTTGGATAACTCCAGAAGAATGATTAACTTTAATTATCGGGTGACAGCGATAATAAGAACTTAAAAACCAATAGCCTAGTGGAAAGGGTCTGTCACCCCTTGAAGCTAGGCGGTTTTATTTATGGAAGTTTGGAAAGATGTAATTGGTCTTGAAGATTATTACCAAGTAAGCAATCTTGGAAATGTAAGGTCAAAAGAAAGATTTGTAATTAGAGGACAAGGAGGTAAATACAAAATTGAATGTAAAAATCTAAACCCTTCAATTAATTCAGATGGATATTTTACTGGAATATTTCGAGTTGATAAAAAGTCAATTAATTACAAGGTTCACAGAATTATGGCTCAATCATTTATGGGTGAAATACCACAAGGATTTGAAGTAAATCACATAAACGGGATAAAAACCGATAACAGATTAGAAAATCTAGAGATAGTATCCAAATCAAAAAACATTAAACACGCTTTTGATTTAGGCTTGAATAAGCCAAGAAGAGGAGAATTAAACGGAATGTGTAAGATTGATTCAGATACAGCAAAATGGATAAAAGAAATGACCAAAAACGGTTTTACTGAATCTCAAATAAGCAGTCAATTAAATGTATCAATTCATACGGTTAGAGACATAAGAAGAGGAAGAACATGGAAGCACGTTTAGAACTTCTTGAGCCTTATAAGCCTCTTTTTTTTAATCCACCTTTGACTAGATACTTTTTGGTAACTGGATCAAGGGGATCAGGAAAATCCTATACAGTCAATTTATTTCTATTGAATCTGACTTATGAGGAAGGTCATGTGATACTATTCACAAGATATACCCTTGTTTCTGCCTTTATTTCGATCATTCCTGAGTTTATTGATAAGATTGAATTACTTGGTAAGCAGGAAGATTTTGAAGTCACACAGGCTGAAATAATCAATAAAAAGACAGGCTCTAAAATCCTGTTCAGAGGTATTAAAACGAGTTCGGGAGTAAATACGGCAAATCTTAAATCCATTGCCGGTGTGACTACATTGGTAATTGAGGAAGCCGAGGAACTTGTTGATGAAGATGTGTTTGATAGGATTGATCTTTCAGTTAGGGATGTTAACAAACCAAATAGGGTCATGCTAATTATGAACCCATCATTTAAAAGCCATTGGGTTTATAAAAGATTTGTTAAAAACCCAGACCATAAATATTGTACTTATATCCACACTACCTACCTTCACAATCAAAGCAACCTCTCCCAATCCTTCATTGAGCAAGCGAAGCGAACAAGGCAAGAGAACCTGCACCGCTACGAACACTTATTTCTTGGCAAGTGGTTAGACGATGCCGAAGGAATGCTTTGGAATAGACCGATGCTTGAAAGAGCAAGGATAGTATCAAAGCCTGACCTAAAGAGAATAGTTGTAGCCATTGATCCTGCTGCAACTTCCAACATGGAAAGTGATGAGACAGGAATCATTGTGGCAGGTAAAGACCAAGACGGTAAAGGATATGTTTTGGAAGACTTGTCCGGAAAGTATTCACCTAATGAATGGGGCAAAATAGCCCAACAAGCAGCGAAGAATTGGAATGCTGATTGTATTGTAGCTGAAAAGAACATGGGTGGTGACATGGTTGAATCTGTTATCAAGTCAACAGGTACACCCACAAGGATCAAATTGGTTACTGCCACCAAAGGTAAATATGTCAGAGCAGAACCTATCTATTCCCTATACGAACAACATAAGATTTACCATGTAGGTCACTTTCCTTTACTTGAAGCACAAATGATTACCTTTGACCCAGACAAGGGAAAATCTCCTGACCGTGTAGATGCTTTGGTTTGGGGTATGACTGAGTTGATGCTAGGCTCTCACCGTCCTGCATTTGGATTAGTGCAATAAAAAACTAATTTGACCGAAAAATTAAGACAAATGGGCATTTGGCAAAATATAACCAAATTCTTTAATCCTCCGACCGCTACCGAAAAAGTATTCTATCCGGTAACTCGGTCACTTTACGGAGGCTTTCAACCTTACATCGGGTCAGATAACAAGTCGAGATACATACAAGATTACGAGCAGGTCAAATATGCCTACTCGGTAATTTCTTGGATTTCAAAAAAGGCTGCCAAAGTTCCTTTTGTGTTGTTCAATCAAAATGCAAACGGTGATAAGCAAGCAGTAAAAGTCAATGCGTTTTTGAAAATGATTGAAAAGCCAAACGCCTATCAATCTTCATTTGAGTTCAAATTTCAAGCCTACGGCTACCTGTTATCTACCGGAGCGTTGTACATCCACATTCCAAAACTATCTTCTGGACGTTGGACAGAAATGCACGTTATCCCATCTGATTACGTCCAACCTGTTTATGACCGTAGATTTGAAGGTCCAAAATCATTCATAATTAATGATACCGGATTAACAATCTCAGCAGATGAAATGCTTTACATCTTTCAGCCTTCTTTGATGTTTGATCAGGTCGGAGTCGGAGAAGCAGGGCACAGTCCGATGAAATCACTATTGACGGTGCTGAAAAAGACCGCTGATATTGACAAAGCCGACCTTGCTACAATTCAAAACGGTGGTCTTGCAGGTATTATCACCGATAGATCGGCAACCGAGGGAATGAGTGCAACCCAACAGTCAATCGTTGAATCTCAATTGAAGGCAAAAGCGTATGGACCGGAAAACAAAGGTAAATTTTTGGTAACATCCGGAGATGTTAGTTTTATCCCTTTAGGATTATCTCCGATTGATTTGAACTTGTACCAAGCGAATATGCAGGTATTGAGGGATATTTGTATCGTTTATCATGTACCATACATCATATTCGATCAAACCGATTCCAATGCCTCGTACGGAACATCCATGAAAGAAGCCCGAAAAATGGCGTACACGGATGCAATTCTTCCGGTAGTTGAAATGATGACTGACGCATTTAATGCCTACGGTTTGGAAGGATTTGGGCAAAATCTAGTGTTGGACTACGATACATCAAACATCGAAGAGTTACAAATTGATGCCAAACTATTAGCGGATACTTTGAATGCTCAATGGTGGAAAACTATCGGGCAAAAGCAGAGAGAGTCCGGAATGGAAGTTGATCCGCAGTTTGAAAATGTTTATTTGATCCCATCCGGATTAGTTAAGCTAGATTCAATTGACTTTGACGCACAGGTCAATCGTATAGAGGCTGAGATGAGGCAACTTGAAAAAGACCTATTCAATGACCTTTGAACAACAGGCTAGATTGATGCGGACGAAACAGGACAAACTCATTTCAAAATATGAGATTGCCTTCGGTCTTGTTTTTACCCGTCAGTTAAAGGCTTTTTCCAAAGCAGTTGAGAATTTTCCTTATGGAGCAATCTATGAGATAGACAACTATTTCAAAGATTCTGATATTAAGAAGGCATACGATCCAATGATCATTCAGACTGCCAATGATTTTCGAATCAAAGACCCTAATATTTTACTCAAAGCGATTACCGATGACCTTTGGGCTTCATTGGTTGGCACTTTCCTTCGAACTATTGGAGGCGAACGGATAACTGAAATCAATAATTTTACCAAGAAATACGTCTTGAATCGTCTTCGACCGATACTTGATTTGGGAACTAGTAAAGGACTTGGAATTCAAGAAATCGGTAAAATGATTGTCAATGATATTAATGAATATCGTGGAGCGTTTGCAAAATACCGTTCAGAACGGATTGCAAGAACGGAAATCATAGGAGCATCAAATTGGGCTTCCCATACAAGCGTTGAAACATCTGGAGTCAAAGATCGGGTGCTGAAGAAATGGCACGTCAATGTAGATGGAAGGGAGCGTGAAACTCACTTAGAGATGAGAAATAAAACTGCCATTCCAATTGACGATTTCTTTGAAGTCAGAAATTTAGCCGGAGGTGTTGACCGAATGAAATACCCAGGAGATGTTAACGGTAGTGCAGGCAATACAATTCAATGTAGATGTGCTATCGTCTACCAAAG